CTACGGGGAGTTCCACGGAGGATGTAAAAATAGCTATTCTTAAAATGGCAGGTGAAGGGAAGGTTGTTAGGGGAGTAGGACTTAAAATATCAGACTCTAAATTTGCGGTATATAGAGAAAATGGGGAAAAAAGGGTATGAAACACATAGAAAGACTTAAAGAAGCAGAAAGAAACAGAACGCTGATTTATGAGTACTTAGAAGATAATAGAAACGTAAGCATAGGAGATGTAGTTCGAGACTTAAATTTATCTAAAAACAAAGTTACTCATTACCTAGGCCAATTAGAACCTTTAAACCACATAACTAAAGCTTTTGCTTTCGATGGACGGGTACGGTATGCAGTGTATAACTTAGGTAAAACACCTTATATACCTAGGGTGATTGAAGATATTGAAACTCCTCCGTATAAAGAGTTGCCGTTACCACCAGAAGCTTTAGCTGTATGCAGAGTGTTTAAAATGTCAACGGTGGTTCCGCCACCTAGAGAAAAAAAGAAGCATGAAATTAAACCCCACCCGTATGGTGGCATGCAAAGTGGGGTGTCGTTGTTTTTAGGATGGTAGTATTTAACATAAAGGAAAAGATATGATTATTGAAGACCCACAAGCAAGAAAAAACTCAGCGTTAGAACCACAAGAAAGAAAGAAAACAGCGTTACAAACTCAAATAGATGGAGAGCATTACAAAGAGTACGCTATTCAGCCTATAGAATTTAGTATGCTAAACAACTTAGATGCCTGCCAGCATACAGCTATAAAATACATTTTAAGATTTAGGAGTAAAAATGGCAGAAAAGATTTAGAGAAAGCAATACATACTATACAAATGCTAATGGAGATTGAATACGGAGAATAAAAATGGAAGACAATTGGAACGACACAGACGATAGCCCTAATGACAGCGCCAAAATAACTGACTCGGAAATCATACAAACTTTTAGAGGGTTATACGGAGGGATATTGGAAATGCAAAAACGACTGGAACTTCAAGAAGAAGCTGTATCGAGGTTAATGGAAGACCTAGACTCTTTGGAGGACTTTACAGGGTATCGCGCGTACCAACAAATCAAACGACTTAGAAAAGACGTTCACTAGGAGAAATAAAATGGATGAGTTATTAGTATTTGGGCTTTTAACAGTAGGGTTTTTTGGAGGCAGTGCCTTAGGGTTTTTTGTAGGCAAAGGTGCACAAACACTCGGGTACGAATGTACTCAAACCGAAGTAATCAAAGGCGAGGCAGTCTGCACCGCACTAGAACTAAAAAGGAAGAAATAAAATGACTAACATACTTAAGTTTCCAGTAGCAAAAAAAGATATACAAGAGATGGTAGATGCGATCAAAGCTGAGGTGTATGTAAGAGGCGTGGGGTTTGCGCTAGCAGAAGTTATCGGCGCACTTGAGATAGTTAAATACGACATAATAAAAGAGCATGAATAACTAGGAGAAGCAAAATGAGTAAAAAAAATGAGGCACTAACAAAAGCTATTGAGACCCTTACAAAAATAGACTTATGGTTAAAGTTAGGTATGTAGGGGTTGGCTTAATGCCAGAAGAATTAGCAGTAATGCAGTTATGCAAGGATGCTCTATATGAACAGGAAACCCAAGGAAGAAGAAACATTTTATACACAGCCGTGTATAAAATAACTAAGGAGAATTAAAATGAAAAAAGAAAAAACTATTTACACATTAAAGCTTCATGAACATATGGTTGTTAACGCTGGATTACTTATAACAAGAGTGGCGGGCGGCTGGATTTATGGAGATAGCGATAGTGCGGTCTTTGTACCTTTTGACAATGAATTTATGGAAGGCAAAGTAAATGTTACATTCACGCCAGAGGCAGAGATTGTTTATGAGTATCAGTGGTTAGTAAGATACAAGGATGGAACTCTCGGCACCACTGACTATTATAGATTGCATGAGGTTGGTCAGCTCGATAGTGGAAAGGTAGAACTTGTAGAGCGTCTAGATAAATATAGACGTGAAGTTAAGGAGTAATAACATGATGGAAATTCAATGCAAAGAATCTGGTGACGATGTAGAAACAGGCATGGCAAAGTTAGGTTATAAGTTATGTTTGTTCTGCGGTGAGGAAGCGGCAATTGCAGAGCGGAAAAGCTGGTGTGAGGTGCAACAATACGGCAAAGGGAACAATTTATACACAGCCGTGTATAAAATAACTAAGGAGAATTAAAATGAAAAAAGAAAAAACTATTTACACATTAAAGCTTCATGAATATATGTGCGTTAACAATAATATGAAGATAACAAGAGTGCCTCGTGGGTGGATTTACCAAGACTTAAGTTCTGCGGTCTTTGTCCCTTTTGATAATGAATATTGGAAGTAACAAAATGAAACCAAAACATGTACACGCAGAATGGGTAAGGTTATGGTTAGATGGGGTAGAGGTTGAATACCAAACTTTTTTAAAGTGGCGTTTAGTTACTGATATTCGCGAGTTTGGTTGGACTGATGCTAAATTCAGAGTAAAGCCGGAACCTACTTACGAATATCAATGGTTATTAAAAGGTAGAAATGGCATTTTTAAAATTACTGACTCTTATTATGAAAGCGAATTAGAAGCGCATAAAGACTACCACGCTGGCGACCTTATAGAGCGCCTAGACAAGTATAAAAGATTAACTAAGGAGAAATGGAAGTACTAGTAAAACTATTTAGAAAAGAAATTAAAGCTGTATGCATGCGTCAAGTAATCGAATTTACAGAACTACTAGAAAGAAAAGTCTATGAGAATCCACCTAGTTGTAACAGGTATTTTCCTCACCAGGGCGCAAAAGAAATAGCTAGACGAGCTGCTCAAACAGCAAAGCTCAAAGGAAAAATAAAATGAAAGTTAGGGAAAAATTGCGTCAAATGGGTATTGAGATAAATGATGCTAATTTTGCTGATATTTTAAAAGTAATAGCGGAATCATTACCCCCACCAAAGCCAGAACCTGTTTATGAGTACCAGTGGCTAATGAAAAATCATGTCGACGGAACTGTTTTTGTTACCAGTCAGTTTTTTAAATCACTGCGTAGCCTACGTAGCATGGGTAATCATATCGAAATTCTAGAGCGCTTAGACAAGTATAAACGTGAAGCAAAATAATTATTAAAAAGGAGAAATGTATGACAGACAAAAAAGAATGGCAGTTAAATATGCGTTTAGGAGGAATACCTGAGCGTGGTACGGGACATGTAAACACACAGGTAGGAGGATTTCTCGATTGGGGTACGGCACCTTTAAACACACGTTTAGGAGAAGTACCTGAGGAAAATAAAATAGATGAAGAAATGCTTGCAAAGCCAGAGCCTGTTTACGAATATCAGTGGTTAATTGAGAACGGTCATGAAATTATTTGCATAACTGGGTGGCATAAAACCATATATGAGGTCTTTAAAAAGTATTCTAGCTTATACACCCATGCCGTATTTAGTGTACATCGCCTCGACAAATATAAACGTGAAGTTAAGGAGTAATAAAATGGAAGAACCTAAAGAATTTGAAGTAGATGAAGTAGTAACATCCGAATTAGGAGTATGCAGGGTCACAGAAAATGCACGTCTCGGTATGTTACCTGTTGAAGTTTTTTTTAAAAATGGCGCTTATGCAGAGTACACAGCGGATGGCAGGTTATCAGAAGAATCACCAATTTCTCTATTCCACGGTAAAGGTAAAGTTGATATTACATTTACGCCAGACCACGAGCCTGTTTATGAGTATCAATGGTTATTAAAGTACAAGGTTGGCGTGGTTGATACTTCTGCTTTTTATAAAACAGAGGGGGAAATGCTCGACGACTATTCAGACCACGAAGTAGAATTTTTTGAGCGTCTAGACAAATATAGACGTGAAGCAAAATAATTATTAAAAAAGAGAAATGTATGGAAGACAAACCACAATGGCAGTTAAATATGCGTTTAGGAGGAATACCTGAGCGTGGTACAGGACATCTACACTCACGTTTAGGAGAAGTACCTGAGGAAAGTAAAATAGATGAAAAAAGTTTGCAAAGCCAGAACCTGTTTATGAGTACCAGTGGCTAATGAAAAATCATGTCGACGGAACTGTTTTTGTTACCAGTCAGTTTTTTAAATCACTGCGTAGCCTACTAATCTCAGCGGAGGTGCTGGAATGAAAGTTTTGTTAAGTAGTAGTTTTCTAGCGGGAGCTTTAGAGGCCACTGCAAAAAGAGATGTTCGTAAAAGTCTTACGGGGGTGTGTGTTGATTTCCTTAATGAGGAGGAAGTGGTAATTGCTGGCACCGACGGGTACATATTGGTAGCGGTGAAATGCACCCCAACGTTTGAAGAGAGAGGCAAGTTTATAGGGCAGATAGTTATACCCCGAGCCAACGTTGCAGTTGCAGTTAAGGTCAAAGAAACGTTCGTAGTATTAAGCGCTACTAAATACGGGTACGCCCTAGACTCAATAGTTTTTGAGCCTATAGAACATAAGTTTCCACCATATGCCCGAATTATCCCTGACAAAATTAGCGGAGAGGTGGGGAGTTACGACCTTGCCACATTGAGTAGAGTTGCCAAAAGCGTGCAAAAAGCTACAGGAGCGGACTCAAATCCCCCAGTGCTATACCAAAACGGTAGAAATGCGGCAGCAATTCAAGGGCAAGACACGCGAGTTATTGGGGTAATTATGCCCCTGCACAGGGCAAACCCCGAGTTTACAGTTTGGACTAAACCTATAACAACAAAGGAGTAATAAAATGAGCGAAATTAAATACTCACATCTTCACCAATGGATGTGGTGGGGTAAAGGTAAGTGTGTGGTTGAAGTAATAAAAACAGGACACTTTCCAACAACTGGTATCGTGCGTTTGCCTAACGGCTCTGAAATAGAAGTTGATATAGATGAGCTAGGGGAAAATCCACGGGTTTCAAACCAACTTAAGTTAGACTTTGGGGATGAAGCAGAAAGAAGAATCGATGTTATAGGATCTAACGGAAACGAAGGTCTTCACTATAAGGAATAAAAATGGTGTTGTATAAAGTATCAACGACGCACCCTGTTTTGGGGGAAATTTTAGCGTGGGGTTCTTCTGTTGCTGGGGCAAGAAAGCTTAGGCATGATATGTACAGAAAATATGAACCTGAAATTAAACTGCATTATGTTTATGTAGAAAAAATGGTGGTACCCACCAACGACAAAACTTCTTTCGCCCAGTGGATGAGCGTTCATTGCACAAAAGGCAAGTAATTTAAAATAAAAAATAGGATGATTTAATGGCGCACACACCTGAAAAGAAAGTTAAGTTAAAAGTAGTTAATATTTTAGAAGAGGCGGGAGCTTATTATTTTTACCCTGTAACAGGAGGGTATGGGGCTTCAGGGGTGCCTGATGTTGTAGCGTGTTTTAAGAAAAAGTTTATAGGCATAGAATGTAAAGCTGGAACTAAGGTGCCTACTGCCTTGCAACTAAAACACTTAAAATCTATAACTGAGAACGGAGGATATGCTTTGGTTATAAATGAAAGCAACATCGAAGATTTAAAGGATTGTATTAAAATTATTATGGAAGCAGAAAAATGAGAGACGTATCGCTAGCCGAAGGGCGAAGGGAAGCTATATATTACTTTATAAAAAAGAGACATTTAGCTACCGCCGATGCCGTTGCAAAAGAATTTAGATGTGCACGGAGGACAGCTAGTAGCCATTTGTTGTGGTTACTAGAGGAAGGGTATATAGTAGTTGCCCTAAGTAAACCCACGCGGAGTTCAAAACACCCCGTAAACCATTACTCACTTGTAGGAGAAGATGTTCATGCTAGATGATACTGAAATATGTGAAGAAGTAGTTGCGTTGGTAGAAAGAATGGAAAACTTTCCCGATGAATTTAGTAACGCAAAGAATATGCTCACGCGCTGGGGCTCAGTACTGAGAAATGAGGGGTACACTAAAGCCGAAAAAGCCCTTATAGATAACACCCTAGCATTGATATGTAGAGATGCAATGAAAAAAGATATAATTAAAGGCCTTATGGGGGCGACGATATATGAACCCTCTCCGAATAATATATATCAAAATACAGTTGGGTCAGCAGCAGTACGTGCTCCAATGGTTACTCCAAATGCGCAAACCCTAGAACTAATGAAAATATGCGCAGATAGTATTGGAATTAAAACACAAGGAATAAAATAATGAATTTTGTAACGTTAGACTTTGAGACATTTTATGATAAGGATTTTTCTTTAACTAAAGTGACCACCGAAGAGTACATCCGAAGCTATAAATTTGAAGCCATACTGTGTGGTATTAAAATCAACGAGGAAACTCCTTACTGGGTCACAGGCACTAAAGAAGAGATTAAAAAAGAACTTCAGAAAATAGACTGGAGCAATGCCGCAATGCTTGCGCATAATGCGATGTTTGATGGGGCGATTCTTTCTTTTGTTTTTGACTGCCACCCTAAAGTACTACTAGATACATTAAGCATGGCTAGAGCACTGCATGGGGTAGAAGTAGGGGGGTCATTAAAAGTTTTAGCTGAGAGATATAATATTGGAGTTAAAGGCACGGAAGTAGGCAATGCGCTAGGGAAACACCGTGCGGATTTTAGTGCGGAAGAACTTAACAGATACGCTGAATATTGCGTTAATGATGTAAATCTAACCCATGATCTATTTAAAATATTAGCGGCTAAGTTTCCTCCTAAAGAACTAAAAGTAATTGACCTGACATTAAAGATGTTTACAGAGCCTTCTTTTGAACTAGATTCGCTGATGTTAGAATCACATATGTACAGTGTAGTTAGTAAAAAAGAAAAGCTAATGGCCGCAATAGACGCGGACAAAGAAACAATAATGTCAGGTGAAAAACTAGCGGAATTACTTCGTACTTTAGGAGTAGACCCACCTACAAAAATAAGCCCCAAAACAGGGAAACTCACGTATGCATTTGCTAAAACTGATGAAGAATTTAATGCATTACTAGACCATTCTGACCTTAGAGTACAATCGATAGTGGCAGCTCGGTTAGGGGTAAAGTCTACTTTGGAAGAAACCCGAACTAAACGCTTTATGGAGATTGCCAACCGAGGAACGATGCCCGTACCACTTAAATATTATGCCGCACATACAGGCAGATGGGGTGGGTCAGATAAAGTAAACCTACAAAACCTACCTGCTAGGGGGCAGAACGCAAACAAACTTAAAAAGGCTATGAAAGCCCCTGAAGGGTATGTAGTAATAGACTGTGACTCTTCGCAAATTGAAGCCCGAGTGCTTGCTTGGTTTTCAGGACAAGAGGACTTAACAGAAGCGTTTAGAAAAAAAGAAGACGTGTATAAAATTATGGCTGCAAGTATCTATTTAAAACCAGTAGAAGCCATAGACTCTGCCGAACGCTTTGTAGGGAAAACAACAATTCTTGGTTGTATTTCCGAGGGAACTCTAGTGTTATGTAGTACAGGGTGGAAACCGATAGAAACTGTTTCCCTAGAAGATACAGTATGGGATGGAAAGGAGTGGGTATGCCACCAAGGATTAGTGAAGAAAGGAATAAAAGAAACATTGAGCGTTTGCGGGATGTGGTTAACTCCAGACCACAAGATATTGTGCGGGACGCAGTGGAAGGAAGCGCAATTAGTGGAGCAAGACGAAAATATACTCTCTCAAGCATTGGAAATAGCAGTGAAAGCATTACCATTACAGGCGAAACCAGAGGAGTTTGAGGAGGGGCAATGCAGAAAGAAATTAATGACTTACGATCTAGCTTATGCAGGGCCGAGGAACAGATTCGTAGTAGCAACAAACAGGGGGCCAGTGATAGTACATAACTGTGGGTATGGTATGGGTAGCGCTAAATTTCACAGCCAATTAAAAATGGCAACGGTGGAACTGGAACTAGAAGAATGCAAACGTATTATAAATGTGTACCGTGCAACATACGCTAAAATTCCAGAGTTATGGAACCAAGCACAAACTTGTATTAAGGCAATGATTTCAGGCAGTGCTTGCTCGTTAGGGTTAGATGGAATTGTTAGTTTTGATCCAGAACGAAAAGGGTTTAAGTTACCTAACGGGTTATGGCAACAGTATGATACACTTACACAGGGGACTAATGCCGAGGGTTACCTTGAGTATTCTTATAAAACCCGTAAAGGACCTGTTAAATTGTATGGCGGTAAGTTAGTAGAGAATCTATGTCAAGCAATTGCTAGGTGTATTATCGCAGAGCAAATGGTTATGATTGCCAAAAAGTACAGGGTGATTTTAACTGTGCATGACTCCGTAGGAAGCATTGCCCCTATAGCAGAACAAAAAGAAGCTCAAATGTATATAGAATCTTGTATGCGTTGGGTTCCAGAGTGGGCTACAGGGTTAACGTTAGATTGTGAATCAGGAGTAGGGGAAAGCTATGGTGATTGTTAATGTCTAAATATACATGGTCGTACAGTAGTTTAAGTTTATTCTTACAGTGCCCTCAAAAGTACTACAGGCTTAGAATTAAGAAAGACATAGTAGAGCCCCCTGCAGACCACTTACTATATGGAACAATGGTGCATGAAGCCGCTGAACTGTATATGAGGGATGCAGTGCCTATACCTGAAAAGTTTATATTCTTACAAGAGCAACTAACTCCGCTAGAACAGATAGAAGGAGATAGATATTGTGAACATAAAATGGGACTAAAAGCGGACTTATCTCCCTGTGAATTTTTTGATCCTGAGGTGTGGTGGCGCGGAGTAGCTGACTTGTTAATCGTTAGAGGTGAAAAAGCGTTTTTAGTAGACTATAAGACGAGTAAAAGCAGTAAGTATGCAGATACTAAACAGCTAGAAATATTATCTTTAGCGGTGTTTAAACATTTTCCAAACGTCAAAAAGATTAAAGCAGGTTTGTTGTTTGTCGTAGTTAAAGACTTTGTAAAAACTTCCTATGAACATGATAAGCAACATATACACTGGATGAAATGGATAGAAGATACTAATCGTTTAGAAGCAGCTATTGAAAAAAACGCTTGGAGCCCTAAACCAAATTTTACTTGTAGGCAATACTGCTCAGTAGTAGACTGTCACCATAACGGGAGAAATTAAACATGGCAGATAAAAAACGGAACTACAAGCAAGACTACAAACTCCAACAAGAACGTGGGGAGCTACCTAACAGAATGGAACGCCAGCGTGCACGGCGAAAGCTAGACGCTAAAGGGGTAAGCCGCGTAGGAAAAGATGTAGCCCATGTAAAAGCTTTGTCAAAAGGTGGCAGTAATGCAGATGGAGTTCGGTTAGAGTCGCCTTCAAAAAATAGGTCATTTAAACGTACCTCATCTGGTGCAATGGTATCAGAGACAAGTAAGAAAGAACGCAAGAAAAAATAGAATTATGCAAGAGAAAGGTCGCGTCAGGTATGAGTGGCGGCCTATCCGCGGAAGCTTTTCCGTATCATAACAAACCTTACCAAGTAAAGCAGAAAACCCTTATAGTCTTTCTCTTTTTGTGATTTACTCGCTTGACCCACGTTACGGGTCATTTTTAAACACCTTCGAAAACTTCGATATGGTGCGTTTAGCTATATTTAATAAGGATATACAGTGCAAATTATAGACAATAGAGCGTTGCTTTTAAAAGTTCGAGAACCTGAAAAAATTACAAGTGTGATTCCTAAAAGTGCATTGCTAGACTCTGGGGAAGTGCTAGTTAAATGGGGCATAGAAGAAGCGCAAGTACTTAAAAACCTAAGGTATAAAAACATACCAAGCCCTATTATGGGTCAGTATGACTGGCCGGGACTATACAAGCCGTTTGACCATCAGAAAGTAACAGCCGCATTTTTAACTTTACACCGCAAGGCATTTTGTTTTTCAGAGATGGGAACAGGTAAAACTGGGAGTGTTATATGGGCGGCAGATTACCTAATGAACATAGGCGTTATTAAACGTGTTTTAGTGGTATGCCCTTTATCAATCATGCAACCCGCTTGGCAAAACGATATTTTTAAATTTGCAATACACCGTACGTGTGCAATTGCTCATAGTTCTACACAAGAAAAACGAATAAAAGCTGTCAACAGCAATGCAGATTTTGTTATATGCAACTTTGATGGGCTAGAAATAATTATGGATGAGGTAATAGGTAAGTTTGATCTTATTGTAGTAGACGAAGCTTCCGCGTATAAAAACCCACAAACTAAACGATGGAAGACTTTAAATAAAATAGTAACCCCTTCTTCTTGGTTGTGGATGTTAACAGGTACTCCTGCGGCGCAATCCCCCGTAGATGCATATGGGCTAGCTAAGTTAATAAACCCAACTGGAGTTCCTAAATTTATAGGGGCGTTTAAGGAAATGGTAATGTACAAGGTTTCTCAATTTAGGTACATCCCCCGCCCCCGCTCAGAAGATATAATACATAACGCCTTACAACCCGCGATTAGGTTTACAAAAGAAGAATGTTTAGATTTACCTGAAGTAACTACAGTGTTTAGAGAAACCCCTTTATCGGCGCAACAAAAAAAGTACTACGAGCTTTTAAGAAAACAAATGACTATGGAGGCTGACGGACAAGCAATAACCGCGGTTAATGCGGCGGTGATGTTAAATAAGTTACTGCAGGTAGCGGCAGGTGCAGTTTACTCGGATAGTGGGGAGACAGTAGCCTTTGACTGTGCAGACCGTATGAAAGCTTTAAAAGAAGTTATAGAGGAAGCGAGTAACAAAGTACTTGTGTTCGCCCCGTTTAAACATGTTATACAGCAGATTTCGGAAGAGTTAACGGATAGTGGAATTACAAATGAAGTTATAAACGGAGAGGTCACAGCAACTAAACGGGCAGCAATCTTTGCAAAGTTTCAAGATACTTCAGAACCAAAAGTATTAGTGATCCAGCCACAAGCGGCAGCTCACGGGGTAACATTACATGCCGCAAACGTTGTAGTTTGGTGGGCACCTATAACCTCAATAGAAACATATTTACAAGCAAATGCTAGGGTGCATAGGGCAGGACAAAGAAACCCAGTGACTGTAGTACACCTGCAGGGCAGCTCCGTAGAAACTAAAATCTATAAAATGTTAAACGAAAAAATAGACGTTCATTCTAGAGTTATTGAACTATATAATTCTATTACAGAATAAGGTTGACAATGTTAATGTAAGGTAGTAAAATGTACTTTCAGTTAACCAAAAAGGAACTCACCATGACAGACGCAGTAGACTTAGAAGATGGAGACCTAGCTAAAAAATTAGTCAAGGTCTACATAAAAATTAGGGAAAAACGTAAAGAACTAAAAAATGCATACGAGGAGGAAGATAAAGAATTAGAAGCCCAAATAGATACAATAAACGAAAAACTGTTAGAGGTACTAAAATCTGTCGGGGCCGAAAGTATGCGCACTGAATTTGGGACTATTACCAAACGGATCTATAAACGATTCTATACAAACGATTGGTATTCGTTTCACTCTTTTGTTAAAGAGCACGATGCATTAGACCTGCTAGAAAAACGAGTTAGTCAAGGAAACATGGCTACTTTTTTAGAAGAAAATCCCGATTTACATCCGCCGGGTTTAAACGTGGATAGCCGATACGCCGTAGTTATAACTAAACGATAGGAGACCTTTATATGTCTACAGATTTAACTTTAAATAATATGCCTTTACCTGCTCACTTACGGGCACTAGAATTAGATGATACAACCAAAGCTTTAATGGGCGGAGGAGGTGCTACGAGTCATCGTATTTCAATTCGAGGTAGGGTGTTCCGCATGGTTGCCAATGGTAAAGAAGTTGCAACGAGTGAAGCAAACGCGATGAATGTAGTTATTGTAGCGGCGGCGGAAAAAATATCTCGTGTATTCTATGCAGGGGTTTATGACCCTAGTGCAGATGCTTCTCCTCCTGACTGTTGGTCGGCTGACGGGGAAGTACCAAACCCACAAGCTAAAAATGTTCAAGCATCTAAGTGTTCTGAATGTGCGCAAAACATTGCGGGCTCAGGGCAAGGAAATTCTAGAGCTTGTCGCTACCGCCAACGGATAGCTGTACTGTTAGAAAATGACCCACGTGGAGATGTATACCAACTGGATTTAGCGGCAACTTCTATTTTTGGAGATGCGGATAACGGTCGCATGCCTTTACAAGCATATGGTAGGTTCTTAGGGGCTCAAGGTGTTCCAGTTTCTGCGGTAGTGACTGAGATGAAATTTGATGTTAACGCGGATACTCCTAAACTTACTTTTAAAGGTATTTCATACTTAGAAACAGACGCCTTTATGAATGCTATGGAGAAAGGGAAATCGGAAGAGGCTAAACGTTGTATTACTATGACTGTTATGGCTCCAAAAGCTTCAACCCCTGCGCTAGCGGCACCGGAAGAGGAGGAAGAGGTTACCCAAACCAAACCTGAAATAGCTGAACCTAAAGTAGTGTCACCTAAAAAAGAAGTCAGTGCCGCCCCTGCCCCTGCAAAAGCTGATGTTACTGCTATTCTAAATGGATGGGATGACTAATATGAAAGCTTCCAATAGAGGCTATTCTACGAGATTCATTGATGACGTTAACGCGGCAGACAATACAAAACCAGGGGTGCAACTAGCCCTTGCTTGTATAACATATGATGTATCCGTAATCTCAATAGCAAATACTTTTAATGTATCTCGAACTACAGTATATGCATGGTTCAAAGGGGAGAGTAACGTCCCTCGAAAGCATTTTAAAGAAATAAACGATCTCTTACGCGCACTAAACATAGTGGGATAGCCACACGCATTACAATAACAAAGGTTAGAAGGGGGCTAGGGTAGCTACCAAAAGAGCATTGCCGTCGTGCTTTGCCCCCCTATTTTTTTTTTGACGGATCGAGGACGGTATGGCTACTCCAAAACAATTTTTAGAATCAGTACTACCCCTTTCCGACAAGTACTTTCTGTTTGGGATTAAGCAAGCAAGTGTAAAATCCGCTAACGCAGTCCGCCAAATAGGGGTGGAGTCTATAGATGAGCTGTTAGCAAAATCGGAAGAATTTGTAGAAAAAGGATATGATGTATTTTTTGCATTAGCTTCTTATAAGACAACAAAATCGAGAATTACATCAAACATAGCTCATTTAAAATCTTTCTTTCTAGACATAGATTGTGGAGAGGGTAAGCCGTATAAAGATGCTTCAGAGGGTGTAGCTGCCCTTACGCAATACTGCAAGGCAACTGGTATCCATAAACCTACGGTGGTTTCATCTGGCCGAGGACTACACGCATACTGGGCGTTTGAGCAACCTGTTACATATGAAGAGTGGATTCCTCACGCTGAAGAATTTAAAAAATCATGTGTGGCTAATAAGTTTGAAGTAGATATGAGTGTCCCTGCAGATGGGGCACGGGTATTACGGGTGCCGGGCACTTTGCATTTAAAAGACAAAGACAACCCATTGCCTGTAAACATATTATTTATGGGAAAACCTAAGCCTTTTGAAGAGTTTAAAGGTCGCTTTCCCTCATTGGTAAATGGGCTAGGCCTTAAGGGTAAAAAGTTAGACTATAGCACCATAGCCCCTATGGCTATACGGTTATTGGAAAACAAAGGCCATTCTTTTAAAAAGATTATGCAGTTAAGTATGAAGGGTGAAGGTTGTAATCAGCTAAGAACAGCATATGAAACACAAGAAACCGTTGGATATGATTTATGGAGAGCGGCACTATCTATTGCTAATAAATGTGAAGATAGAGAAACAGCTATTCACCTCATGTCACACAGACACCGAGACTACAACAGAGAAACCGTACTTGCTAAAGCGGAAGACACTAGCCCTCACTTATGCGACACATTTAAAAAGTTTAATCCTAGTGGATGTGAAGGATGTAAACATAAGATTTCAACCCCGTTACATTTGCACTCTGCAGTAATTGAGGCTTCGCCAGAAGAAAATGTAGTTGAAACGGTATTAGAAAGTACGAATGAACCAATAGTAGTAACAGTACCAAAGTACCCTTTTCCGTTTATTAGAGGAAAGTTTGGAGGGGTATACTTAAAAGGAATGGAAGACGAACCTGATATTTTGGTTTACCCTCACGACTTTTATGTAACAGAACATATAGACGACCCTAAAACAGGGCATACAATTGTATTTAGACTGCACCTTCCGAAAGATGGGGTTAGAGAATTTACGGCTCCCCTTTCTTGCGTTCTTTCTAAAGACAGATTCAGAGATACTCTTGCTTTTCACGGAATGGCAGTATCACATAAACAGGTGGAATTACTTATGACATACGTTTCAAAATGGGCGGACCAATTGCAAAATACAACGAAAACCAAAAAAGCTAGAACCCAATTCGGGTGGACTCCAGATAACGACGCTATTATTGTGGGGTCAGATGAAGTACGCGCTGCAGAAACAGTTTACAGCCCCCCAACAACACAAACACTATCTTTCGTGCCTGTATTTCAACCTAAGGGCAGCTTTGAAGTTTGGAAAGACACGGTTAATGTCTACGGTAAAATAGGCATGGAGCCCAGAGCTTTCGCTTTCTTCCTAGGGTTTGGGGCGTTATTAGTGCGGCACACTAAAGTAGAAGGGTTTGTGTTGCATTTAATGAGTAATGCTTCGGGATCAGGAAAATCAACCATCCTCCACGCTATTGCAAGCATATATGGAAATCCGAAACCACAGATTGTTAACTCTAAAGATACTATAAATGCGAAGCTGCAGATCATGGGTACACTGCATAATTTTCCAGCATTGTTTGATGAGATAACTAATATGACTCCGTTGGAAAAATCAGATGTAGTGTACCAAGCTACTCAAGGTAGGGCTAAACATAAAGCCAAACAATACGAAAGCGGCATCCAAGAGAATACAACTTCATGGGAAACTGCTCTTATTAGTACGGGTAATAGTTCTTTAGTAGATGATGTGCTTTCCCTTAAGGCTATTCCAGATGGAGAGCTAAACCGTATGCTAGAGTTTTACATACAGAAAGAAGAAGATGCTGACCCTACTTGGTCTAGAACGCACTTTGGACAGCTGTATGACAATTACGGGCACGCTATTCGACCTTTTGCGCAATACTTAGTGGCTAACTTAGACGAAGTAAAAACGCTAATGGAAAAAGTACATGCTCGTATTGAAAGACTTGCTGAAGCACAAAACTCGGAGCGTTTTTGGATTAGTATGGCGGCGGTGGCTATTACTGCAGGGCTTATATCTCGTAAAATAGGACTGCATGACATTGACCATATACCTGTAATGGAGTTTATTGTAGCCCACATAAAAGAATCTAGGGCGACTATTAAAAAATATATTGCCGACCCGGCCGAAAGTATTTCTGCGTATTTATACAGTCATTTGGACGAAATGGTTATTGCTAATGGGGTTAAAGACAAACGTACCAACTTAGACACTCAGGCAATTCGTGAGCCTAGGGGTAAGTCTATGTCTATTAGATATGAGCCAGATACTAAGACGCTGTTTGTATCTATTCCAGCATACCGCCAGTATTGCCAAAAACTGCAAGTTGGATTTGATGAATCTTTGCGCCCACATAGAAAATCAAAAGCGTTGATCTCAGACGAAGGCACTAAACGATTAGGGGCTGGTACTTCTTTTAGTGGGATGAATGCTATTGCTGTACTTAAATTTGACGTTACTTTGCTACCTAACTTTGATGAAAAGGCACTAGAAAATGCTCTCAGTTCTGGGTCTACCGATTGAAATACAGTGGAGTAAGTTTGTTCCCGGCACGTCTATGTTCATCCCTTGTTTAAATAGGGTGCCTGTAGCAAACTTTGTAACTAAAAAAGCTAAACGGCTAGGGTTTAAATTAGTAGTTAAGTTTGTTGTAGAACAAGAAATATATGGCTTGCGCGTATGGAGAATTTAGTATACGATATTGATTAGTAACCTCCTCGTTACTTTTGTAGTCCTCTTTGGCCCCACTTCGGTGGGGTTCTTTTTTGGTAGCTACCTAGTAAACCTATCAATTTCTTTTAAGTCGCGTTCGCGTTTATTAAACCTTACACCTGATTCATCTCGTTGTTGTTTATCGCGTTTACGGTTAGATACAGACCTTCTTATTGAATCCCCTGTAATTGCGCGGGTTGGATGGTCAATATTAAACTCTTTAAGTTGTTGCATAGCTTCTGAAGGGTCTTCGTTGTTCATCCTAGCAGTAGCAGCAGCTTTAATTATCATGTTTCTACGAGAATCAATTGCGCGAGTTGTAGTTTCTTTTGCAATCATAGCCGCATAATATTGAGTTTCTTTTAAAGGCGCAAAACCTAAACTTTTTATAGCCATATCCCAAGCGGAAAACTCTTCGGCTTCTATTGCTACATTTCCAGAACGAGTGGTTAACCCGTCACTTCCTAAACGCTCCGCTTTAATTCCAGAGGCTATAACTTTAGGAAGAAACTTTTCAAACATTTTTTGGTAATCCCCTTCAGCTCCTAGTAAAACGCCATCTCCAAACCTAGCCATTAAGCTAACTGGAGCCCCTGCAGCATTGTAAAAAAGGTTAGAAGCCATGTCTTTGCCTGATTTTGCGCCTGTTATTTCAGAAGCTCTCATCATAGGGAACGGTAAAAATAAATTCTCCATGCCTAAACTAGCTGAGTCGACTCCCATCATAGCAGGTAACCCTTTCCAAAACGTTCTAGCAACTTCAGGACCAACAGAATCGGCTAATGCATTTTGTATTTGAGTTTCTAAGTCTCCTTTAGGGTCATCGTCATCCTCAAAAGCTCCCATTAAGAACAATATAGGCGCAACAACTGGAACTCCTCGTACCCCTGCCATAGTTAACTGAGTACCCATTAAATAGAAGAACGCGTTTCTAGCTTCTTTGTCTCCAGCCCAAGCCTTTTTAAAGTTATCAATTAGTAAGTAAATCATACCTTGCTGGTATTTTCTGAACTGCATAGGGATACGATTTAACCCTCCCAAATGCCCTTGTTTCATAAAGTAAGCAGCATTAGTATCGCTATAATCAAGCTGGGTACGTTCGATCGCGTTACGGGCTGCGGATGTAGCTTTATCTTGATCGCCGTTAGTCTTTTCTAATTCCAAACGGTACGCGGCAAGAGCAGAAGTTAGGCGGTTCATTAGTTCAATATTATGAGAAGACCAATTAAAAACAGTCCAAAACTTAATTGATTTTGGGTTCATTCCTTTAGTGTAAACTTCGGTGTCCATATTGTTGGCGATATCCAGCTTACCTAAGTCTTGCATAGCTCGAACCATTTTAAGTTCGTTTCCCGAAAAAGCTTTACTTAGATCGGCATCTGATAGACTAAAGAACTTCCCGTTACGGCCTCCAGAAATTGCGTTACGAGAATCTTTCCATGCATTTATAATTGCTTTGCTCGCTTTAGCTGCACCGTACCTACCGGCTAGCTCAGGGGCAGTGATCATAAAAGGCTGAGTCATATTCGTAAGTAAATAAGATGGTGCAATACCTAAATGGTAGATAGAACTAATACCAGATAACTTACTTAGAATTGGGTGGTTGTCGTACTTAATGTCCATATTTAAACGAGCACGAACATTATTGTAAACATCTCGTAGCGCCATATCCCCTTTAGACTGCTTTTTTATATCTATTAAAGCTTTAGATAAAGGCTTCATGTATTGCATTCTAGATAGGTAAAACGAATCTCGTTCCATTGATTCCGCAAAAGACTGCAACATGTTAGTAGAAGCACCCGCAATATTCCGACGAGTAATTTGACGTTTTAGAGCTGAGTTTTCTGGGAGTCCTGCTAGCACACTGCTAATCATAGCTTGGCGAAGTTTAGCCATTTCTCCAGGGTCAATATCTAAGTCAATCTCTTTATCAAATACTTTTTGCAACTGATCAATCGCACCAAAAGAACTAGCCCTAAGGTTATTCATATAGTTTTCTGATTTACTTTCTAACACGTCCATATTCCTGGCCCGTAGCCTTTTGGTAATTTTGTTTTGCTCTGACCGTTTTTCTGCTGCATGAACTTGATAATGGGATTCGTCTTTTTCCATCATACGTATAAGGTTTACTATACGAGTCCGTTCATTACCAACAGCGTTATCTAAACTTTCTTTAAGAGCGCTAAGTTCTTTTGAATTTGCTGTTACTATAAATTCCCCGTTACGCATTAGCGGAAAGTACGGTCCTTTAATTTCACCGATTAAAGCTTCATGTTCGTCGATGGCTATATTGATTTTAGCGTTAATAGCCGCGGTTTCTTTTGGGGATGCATTTTCTAATTCCTCTTTATATGCATCGGCAATTAAGCTTTTGTATGTGTCACTTCTTAGTTTGTAGTTATCTTGCAACATAGCTTTAGCTGTTTGATAGATTTGTTTTGCTTCAGGCATTAAGTTTTTATAAGTAGAACTTATTTTGTTAAATTCATCCCTCCGCATCTCGGCAGTTAAATGGGCGTTGCCTTTAGAGTTAATATCTTCGTCAGGGTGAATACCTAAACGAGAGGCGTCCGCCATTAGCGTACCTAAAATTTTAGCTTGTGCAGAATTACTATAAGAAAAACTACCCCATTCAGAAACAAACTTATGTGTTTTTTGGTGGATTCGCTGTTGGGCCATAGTCATAGTATCGTTTAATTCAGAGTATGACACTAACGCACTCATTTCACGCCCAAATTGGTCTACTAGCTGGTACATAGACAATAACTTAGGCGCTATTTTTTTAAGCGCGGCTCCTAGATTTAAACGAGCATCTTTAACTCTTTCTTGCATCAAATCTTTAAATATTGCTTTGCCTGTAAGATCTTCTACGGGGGCTGCTAAAGTGCTTGATTTTGCAGGGGCTTTGGCCTCACCCGCTTGTTTAATTCGTTTGCTAGCGGCTTGCTTTTTAGCTTGAGTCCGTTGTTGGTTCAGTATTCTAGAAACATCCTTTGGGTTTATACTTCTAAATACATTTTCTCCTAAGTCTTGGCGAATACGAGATGTAACGTCTTTAAGGGATTGCACGCCCTCCCGCACTAAAACATCAATTAACTGCACAAGCGCTTTTAATACCTCAGGAGGAGTTTCGTTGGCGGTAAGATTTAACTTAGAACCTTTAGTCAAAGCCGCGTCAATTTCACGCCCTAAAGCTTTAGCCGCTTCTTTAATAGTAAGTTTAGTATTTCTCTTAGCTACTCCGGCAATTTCGTCTGCTTCGTTTTGGTTTAGGTAATTCTCCTCCCGGGCATCTCTAACTCTGGTTTGTTGTTCTTTAGGTAAATCTGTATATGCAATTCCTGTGTCATAATTATCCCATTCGTCATCAACGGCTTCTTGCTCTTGTGGAGCTACGTTTGTTTGCTCTTGTACTACCTCAGGTTCTACGATGTTTTCAAGAAGTCGAGCAGCAGGTCCAGCGTCGTTTTGGTTGCTGTTAGCTATGTCGGCTACTAGGTCGTAGTTTTCTTTTATTGTTAAATCTAAGCCTGCTAGTTTAATTTGGTTCTTTTTGCTTAACTTTGCAGCACTTAATTTTTCTGGGGTTAATTCAGTTTCTGGGGTAGGCTCTATAGCTGCAAACACTGTCTCGAATTCTGACTGACGTTGTTGTTGTAAGTTTAAATCTTTAGTTTTAAAAGCCTCTAAACGCCGTTGTAACTGAGTGCGAATTTTATTTTGGTCTGCTATTGAGTACCCTTTAAAAAAGGACTCGGGTGAATTTAACGCGCCTATTACCTCTGTAGTGCCTTCTGGTGTAGCAAGCTTTTCATTAGCTATTGCTAAATTTGTTCGGCGAGCCTGTTCTAAGGCAGCTGTTTTTGCAGAGGCGGCGGCTTCTTTTTCAATTTGGTTTTGGGCGGTGGTGGCTTCTTGCTCAACTTTTTTTTGCGCAGCTACGCCTTCTCTTTCGGCTTGTTTTTGTCGTTGGATACCAGTTAGTACTTCAGTTGAAGGGTTACCTCTTGAGCTAAATAAACCTAGCTGATTATCTGGAACTTGCTCCTCCGCTAAAGCCTCTTCCGCTTGTTGTGGCACGGGGCCCACTGCTTCATCTACACCAGGAAGTGTTCTATTTAAACCTAGTTTAGAGTTTTCTAATTCCGCAGCTATGTCGGCTTGTGCTTTTGCTTGTGCTTGGGCTTCATCTACCGTCGCTTGCTGTTGATCTCGTTCTCCTTGTATTCTGGCGAGTTCTCCTTGTTCCAGCTGTTGAGCGGCTAATTCTTTTCGTTCTACAGCCCCTCTTGCTTGACCTCTTGTTACTACTTGCCCTGCTCCACCTAATAGCCCACCTAAAACTCCGCCAGCCGCTGCAGATTCACCATATTCGGCATAAGCTTCTTCTGAAGTTAAATCTAACCCCGCTTGGCGCCTTTCTAATATTTGCTGCGCAACTTCAGTAGGTAGTTCACTAGCTACACCTCGTACAGCTCCTGTACCTACAGTTTTAGCTAAAGACGCAGTTGCCAGACGCATTAACTGCCCTTCTGAAATATTTGCAATAGGGCGGCCTATAACTTTAGCAATTACGCCTGTACCTAAAGTAAACATTGTGGCAGCGGTATCTAATGCGGCTTGGCCTGTAGCTGTTTGGTATACTTCAGGGGTTACTAAAGGGCCGGGGGTTTCTTCATCAATACGTCGCTGAATATTAGAACCTGCAAATTGAGAAACTCCACCTGCAACACCTCCTAAAAGTCCCCCAACAACAGGACCCGCTAACCCAGTAAAAGGAGAAGTTAACGCCCCTGCTCTAGCCCCCGCCGCAGCCCCCGCAATTGTAGGAGCCATATAAGGTAAAGACCTTCCCAATGCATCTCTAGTAGCGTCGTACGTTGTACCTAACCCAGACATTACCCCTTCATTTTTGAAAGCTTCTGGTACCGCAGCAAAAGGGGTATGGCTTACGTTTCGTTCGTCCGCGGCTTTTTGTTGCCCTTCATAATCTGCACGTATACTTTCATCTGATCGGAAAGGAGCGGACAAACCTAACCCAGTTGCATTAAGAACCCCTCTAGCTCCTTCTTTAAGGCTAGGAATAAACCCTTCTTTTTGGGAAGAAACGTCAGGCATTTTTTCGGGGGTGTTTAAAAACGCGATAATATCAGAGTCGGAGTGCCCATCTTTACGAGCAGCTGCAACGTTGAACTTATACTCTTTACCTAAAAAATCCGCTACTTGCGCAGGGGTATGCCCGTCAGCAAATGCTCTTACAAAATCAAATGCCATAAAAACCCTTTACCTTATTTAGTGAAATAAGAGCGCATATTAGCCGCTGCTCCGCTTCCTGTGTTATCGCCACCTTGGTTAGCCAGAGCACTCATAGCTGTGAAGGTGGAATTAAACTGCTGCTGTAAGTCTTTTATTAAAGCTTCGTCTGGCGGAAATGCCTTGCGGGCTTCTGTTATAGCTGTATTTACTTCAGTAAGCGTTGATTTAAAGAGCCCTAGACGGAATTTAAGATCATCTCTTACCGCTGTATTCTCCGCGCTTTTAATTTGTCTTGTGACATTTCTATCCAGACTTGCAATTCTGGCAGCGTTATCCGCGGAGTTCAAACGCATTTCAGTTTCTTTTTGTGCGAAAGTTAGGTTGTCTTTTTTAGCATCATACACGCCTTTTGCATTAACCTCGGCAGTT